AAATACGCCTGACAGCACATCAATTGATGCCTGCACGTTTTCAAAGCTCAAGGCAGCAGACAGTGTTGTTGTTGCACCACTCGTCGCGCCAGTAAGCGTCTCGCTCGCTGTAAAGGTGCCAGACGGCACAGTCAATGTAAGCTGTGTACTGCTGGGCTTAGCTGTCACCTGCGCTGTAGCGGCGCTTGAGCCGCCTGTAACAGTCTCGCCAAGGGTAAAGCTACCGCTCGCTGCTACCGTGGCTGTGAGATCACCTAGCGGGTAAGTATTTACACCCGCAGCCAGCTTCAGCGTCTTTTGTTCAATAGTCCACCTGTTCAAGCCACGGTTGGCCCAATCAGCAAACAAAATATTCAATGAACGCTTTGCAGAGTCAAGGTCGTAGCCGGTGCGTGGTATCACGCCACAACGCTCATAGGCCTCTTCAATGTAATCAGCGACATCTAACTGAAAGTTTTTCGATTCTGAAAAGGCCATCTACTTACTCATCTTGTGGACGATGAAGGTTATCAAAAACCTCATCTGTGTCGCGATACTCCTCGCTTTCGGCGCTAAACGCTCTGTGCATCGGCTCAAAATCAGGTCTATCTTCACCTACTGCAAAAAACGCCGGATCATAAAGCTGACATCTGTTGTTAGGTACGCCAACGATATGCCCAGTATCTAAACAGCACAGATGCGTGATTTTATTCTGCCGATGGTCATCCGCATACATACTGTTCATATAATCGACTGAAAACCAATAACGCCCTGGAACCTTGATGCCTTCAATGAATGCAAACATAGGCATATCTGCAAACATATCAAAACGAACTACAGAAAACTCAAACGAGCTGCAATCCCAAGGCTGTATCTGGTAATCAGTAAAATCGTCCTCACACTCTTTGGTGACAATAGCCCTCAGGGGCATACGACTCCAACCGTAACCCCCAAGGCCCTCTTCTGTGAAACAAACTTGGAAACTTAATTGCCTACCCATGTAAGCAGTCACCGCATGAACAAAACCTTGAAGGTATTCGCCATGCCCACGCTTGTTCGCAGTAGTGTACTCCTTACGGATTAGCACCCTTTTGAAGGGTATATTCTCCGTCAGGAGGGCCATTAGTACTTAGGCTTTTTCACCATGCCACCTGCTTTCATCTTAGCAGGCTTTTTCACTGCGCCGCCCATCTTCATCTTTTTAGCGGCTGGCTTTTTGGTCATCTTCTTCTTCTTATCCTGCAAAAATTTAGCGAGTTGTTTAGGCATTCTTCCAGGCATAGCTCTTCTCCCCTTACCAGGCTTTGCACGACCAGTAACGCGCGGAAAATTTGTCCTTAGCAGTGTCACAGTTGTGTCTCGCTCTAAAGTTTTTCCGCCGCCCTGGCTGGTCCTTTTTGATGCTCATGTTAGGATCACCAAACCGAACCAATTTAATTTCTGACCCCTTCTTGGCAAGAACAGCAGACTTCTTCTTGCCGCCAGGAGTGCGCTTTGGCTTGTTATAACCAGCAAACGTTTCGCCGCGATATTTGATGCGGCCACTGGCAAGCCTCTGCACATCCTTAGTAGTCGCCATCAGGAGTACTCTTTGCGGACCTGAAGTACGACAGTGTAGGTATCTGCAGCAGTGTGCCCGACAGTAGTGAACATAATGTCACCCGTCTTGCCACTGCCGGCGTTGTTAGTCAGCCCACCAAACGATGTGTAATCGTGGTAGCCGCTTTGGTTTTCGCCAAGCTCGATGCAGAACACATCAGTCGACGCATCAAACAGCAACTTCACTTTCATGCCGTTGCACTGCCACCAAATCTTTTCAATGGTAGCACCCGAGCATGCAGTGCCATCAGGCAGTGCAGCTAGGGCAGACACATCAACTTTTTTGACAGCAGATTCACCAGAACCGTCAGACACGTTGGTGAATTTTAGAACAGCCGTCTTCTGCCCGTCGATGATAGTTTGCGAAGTGACTGCATCTGCCATTGCTTACTCCTTCAGCTCACCGCGCAAGATCATCGCCTTACGCGCGGCACTTCCAACAGGAGGCAGGTCAACAGCAGCAGCTTTTTTAGCCTTCTTTGCAGGCTTCTCTTCTACCCAAGCCTCGTTCTCAGGCGTATTGGGATCATCGGCAACATAGTGCCCTGCCTTTGTCCTGGCTCTTTTACGTTCAGCCATTATTCACTCCTATCGCGTTTGGCAAGCGAACAGGTAATCAATCGTAGCTGACTTGGTGCCGGTAGTAGAACCAGACAGTTCCATAGCGCCGATGGCTAAGTTTTCATCGTCCGGAATGTTGTCCGTATGCGTGGCAACCAAAGCCCGGTTCACAAAGAACTCAACCTTACCCGTGCCCGTGACATGGAAGCCAAGGGTTACAAAGGTATCGTCGCTGATGTCAATGCCCGAGTCGGTGGTAGTAGCCGTGCCATCTTTTTCAGTGACGCAGTCGATGTTGGTGTCACCATCATCAACTTGGAACACAATGCGGTCAGCAGCCGCCAACATCGCTTCTGGGTTGGTGGCAAAGTTCACCGTCAAGCCAACGCACAAATCAATCGCGCTACCTTCGCTGTCGCCGACTTTGATTTTGGTTTCAAACCAAATGTCGCGGCCAGCAGCCACGGCAAAGATCTCGTTACCTTGCACGCTGGCACCATCGTTGTCAGTCGTGGCGTTTGAAGTCAGCACCAAAGTGCCACTCTCAGCATCAGCACCCAACGCCGCAGAAGCGCTGGAATCTTTGACAACAGTCCAGTCGTTGGTGGAGTCAAGCGTCACACCAGTAAAATCATCCATGTAAACCAAGTAATCCGGGTTTACACTTACCGGCAGATTTTCAAACCATTTTTTCGTGTTGTTTTTACCGGCGAACAGAACCGGGCCGGTGAAATGAACAGCCATGTGATACTCCTGTCGTGGCTAGTGTCAGCGTTTGCTGTCAGGGTACGTTCAGTGTAGGCAAAAAAAGAGGGGGACACAAGGCCCCCCTCTAGTGTGCTTACGCGCCCGGCGAACCGAACACGCAACGTGGGTCGCTAACGCCGAAGCTGTAACGCTCACGCGCTTTGTAACGCACGTTACCAGTGTCAAAATCGCCCTCCATAGAGGTGCGCACTGGCGAACGCTCAAAGTGCTTAAACCCGTTCGGGCTGTCGGTTTTAATGAAGAACGCATCCGTGTCGGTCAGGTAATGGTTGATTACATAACCTTCCGGCAACATGCCCATATTGCGCATGGCGTTGATATCATTATCCGCAGTGCCCGGACGCAGTTGCGTAGCGGTCAAACGCTCAGCAACAAATTGCAGTGCCGGCGGAATGATCAACTTACGCCCTTGCACAGCGACCAACAGGCCACGCTCATCAATGAACGCAGCAATGTCAATCATGCTCTGCTCAAGCGAAGTTTCATTCAAGTCCGCAGCAACAGTCAACTCGTTGCGGAAGTTACCGCCACCCAGCGTCGGGTGATCAGTAGCACAAAGCTCTTTGCCGTCACCGAAGGTAAAGCTGCTATTGAACGCATTGTTCAAAATGTTCGCACCTTTTACTTCTTTGGTGTTCGACATAGAGCGAGCCAACGCCCGAGTGTAGCGAGTGCTCAAGCGGTCGTAAAGGTTGTCCTCTACAGCCTCTTCAGTAATCGCAAACGCCAGGGCGATAGTTTCGTGCGTGTAACGAGCCGTGAACGACTCGTTCGCGGTGTCAAAGGTTACAGCCGCACCCTCGGCTTTTACCGGGGCTTGACCAAAACCTGAGAGCATCACCTCTTCTTCAAAGGCACGGTCAGAAGATTCGGTATCGAACACTTCGTTCCACTCGCCTTCGTAGCGGTTATACTCCAGACCAAAAAGAGCGTTGAGACCAGGCTCAAGCTCTTTCATTAGTTGTGAACGGCTAATTGGCATCGCTGATCTCCTTAAATACCAGCACCTTGACCGTTCTGATTATAACGGTAAAAGTGATTGTTGAGAAGAACGATGGCCAACATACCGGCAGCAGTCGTATCAGCATTTGAGGGGCTATCCTCAAAACCAACGATACGCAAGTTCAGCGTGTTGGTGGTGTTCACCGTGCTGACAGCCAGCTCGCCAGTGGAGATACCCGTGGTCGCATCGCCAGAGGTAGCAGTCGCAAAGTTCGCGTTGGCATGAATAGATGCATCAGTAGCCGCAGCATCACAGTTGATCAAAAACAACTGATCAGGGTTTGCAGCGACCAAAGCACTAGCAGCCGTGCCAGACTTCACCGAAGAAGTACCTGGCCACTTGTTAGCGAACTTAGGTTTACCATCGAGGTCAATGTACTCACAGCCCATGAAAGCGCCAAGCAACGGGACCGTTCCACCATTCGCGTTGCCAACGATATCGATCATACCATTAGCAAGCGGAATAACCGGAGTACCCTGGAAAATCGTGCTCGAAGTACCAGTGGTGCCAGCGGTTTGGATTTTGAACTTAGTAATGCCGTTAGAGTTGGTGCCCTCACCAAGCATTGAATACATACGAAGACCAAAAGCGGCATCTTTGTTTGCCATTTTCGGAATCCTTCCTTACATGCTAGGTTTCAGAGTCGGCAGAAGGACGCCTTCCACCGAAGGTGACACGACTCTGCCTATCAGTAGTGATAGGCATGCTCGGGTGCTCTTCCCGCATAAGGTCATTATCAACAGCATCCATTTGCTGTTTTGCGCGTTGATGAAAGTACGCGGCCCGTTCGTTACGTGTTTCCACAGGGAACCGGGCGAGCAGGAGACCACCCACCCCAATCACACCAGAATGTTTGCCATCCTGTACAGTTGGGGCTTCAAAGTCTGGATATTCGTCGGCCCGAACGAGTTCAAAGCCTTCACGAAGTCTACCGGAAATATTCTTTTTATCGTCGATACCCATGACAGATTCACGGATCCAACGATGAACAAACCCTTCCGGTGCGGGCGGGGCATCCAAAGAGGATGGTGGGGTCCAAGGCTTACGGCGAGAAGTGTTAGTTCTCGTAGTGGCGGCACGGGGTGTTTTATCTACCATTACTGGCTCCGTGTTTCTAGCAAAGCTACTTGCTTCGCGTAGTCTTCAAGAGATACACCAAGTTTCTTCGCGATTGCAACCTGGCTTGGGGTGAGTTTGACAGATTTTTTGCCATTTTTGCGTGGCGCACTCGTGGCACGACCTGTAGGCGCAACATTTGATGTACGCGGCTGTGGCGTTTCATCAATCTCCTGCTCAACAGGTTGCTCATTTGCAAACTTGTGCGGGAAGTTTTCACGCATGCGTTTATCAATCTCTGAGTAGTATTCGTCGCTTTCAGGATTGAAGTTCTCTTCTTGCACAAGCTGCTTATGAATGCTGAAGGCAGTGAGTGTCATAGGCTCATCTGTGCCAAACCACTCGTTCTTTGCACTCCACTCTTCTGCTTTTGGGCTCGGCTGTGCTTGCTGAGTTTGTTGCGGTTGGGCAGCTTGTGCTTCTTCTGGCTGCTCAGTCTGCAAACGCTCGCGTGCGTACTCGAGGCGCTGCGTCTCAAGCGCATGCTCAGACATTTTACGCGACAGCTCTACCTGTGCATCAGCATCACCAAGCTCAATAGCTCGCTTGAGCTGCTCGTTCAACGTAGACTCTGACACTTTCAAACGATTGTCATACTCAGTCAGATAGCTCTCATCAGACTGTTTTGCTCGCTTGGAAACTTCGTCATATTGGTTTTTGAGCGATGTAGCATAATCAAGCGCAGCTTTTTCTCTACGCTCAGCTTCACGCATGCGGCTTGTCAGCTTACTAATGCGCTTTTGCACTGACTCAGAATATTCGTCAGCTTCATCTTTTTCTTTTGCAGGTTCTTCTTGGGCAGCTTCAGACGCTCCTTGTTCAGGCTGCTCTGCCTCTGCGCTGTCTTCTAACTCAATGTTTGCCTCTTCTTCAACAGGCAAATCGTGCATCATTTCTGTGCTCGACATTTTGTGCTCCGTCACATATGGATGATATCAGT